CGTCTCTTTATCGTGCTTGAGAAAGCGATTGCGACTGCTGCTAAGTATTCTCTCTTCGAGTTCAACGATGAGTTTACACGGGCACAGTTCCGCAATCTAGTTGAGCCATTCCTTCGTGACGTACAGGGTCGTCGTGGTATCTTTGACTTCCGAGTTGTTTGTGATACATCAAACAATACAGGTGAAGTTATTGACCGCAACGAGTTTGTCGGCGACATTTATGTTAAGCCTGCTAGATCAATCAACTTCATTCAGTTGAACTTCGTAGCTGTTAGAACCGGCGTAGAGTTTGAAGAAATTGTAGGTAAGTTCTAATAAAAACGATAAATAGTATTAAACAAAGGAGTTAATATAAATGGCTTTCAACATTCAAGAGATTAGAAGCCAATTAGTGCTAGGGGGAGCGAGAGCATCGCTCTTCCAAGTACAGATTGCTAACCCAGCAAACGGCGCAGGCGACATTAAAGTTCCATTCATGGTCAAAGCAGCACAGATACCAGCATCTACAACAGGTGTGATTGAAGTGCCATATTTTGGTCGCAAGATTAAAGTTGCTGGTGACAGAACATTCGCTGAATGGACAGTCACTATCATCAACGATGAAGACTTTCTCATTCGTAACGCAATGGAACAGTGGTCAAACTCGATCAACTCTCACGCTGGTAACATTCGTGAGTTTGGTTCTGCTTCACCTCTACTATATAAGTCTAATGCTCAGATTACACAGTTCTCAAAGACTGGTGTTCCTATTCGTGAGTATACTTTCAATGGTATGTTCCCAACTGAAGTTTCTGCTATTGAAATGGCTTGGGAAACAACTGATGCGATTGAAGAGTTTACAGTTACGTTCCAATATGATTTCTGGGAAGTATCTGGTGGCGTAACAGGCAACTCAACCGCCTAATATAAATAGATTCATATGGGGGCTGGATAGACCAGTCCCCTCTAATCTATAGAGGTATAAAGTATGGCAAATCTTTTTGGTTTCGGGATCAAAAGAAAAGAAGATAAGAAGACTGAAGAAGTTAAGTCGTTTGCTCCAGCAGTAGATGATGAGGGTTCTTTAGTTGTATCGGCTGGTGGTGCTTATGGCACATATGTAGACTTAGAAGGCAATGCCAAAAATGAGGCAGAACTTGTCACTAAGTATCGTAATTTGGTTCAGCAACCTGAAGTCCAAAGAGCAGTTGAAGATATTGTTAATGAAGCAGTTGTAGTGACTGATGATAGAAAAGTGGTTGAATGTGTCACTGATGACGTAGATCAACCAGATTCAATTAGAAAAAGAATTCGTGAAGAGTTTGATGAAGTTATTCGCTTGTTAGACTTTTCCAACGTTGGTTATGATATTTTTCAGAAGTGGTATGTCGATGGCAGACTTTACTATCATGCTATCATTGATGACACAAATGTCCGTGAGGGTATCAAAGAACTTCGTTTCATTGACCCAAGAAAGATTCGTAAGGTAAAAGAAGTTGAGAAGAAGCGTGAAGGCGAAGTAGTAATTCAGAAGACGAAGAATGAATACTATGTCTATAGTGATAAGGGTTTCTCTGCTAAAGGTGGTTCTATCGGTACAGTTGGTGGTATAGACGGAACAAAGGGACTCAAGATTTCTAAAGACTCAATCGTTCATACAACGTCTGGTATTCTAAACGAAAATAATTCACTGGTTCTTTCACATCTTCACAAAGCAATCAAGCCTATCAATCAGTTGAGAATACTTGAAGATGCTGCTGTTATCTATCGTATATCTCGTGCGCCAGAGCGTCGTATTTTCTATATTGATGTTGGTAACTTGCCTAAGATGAAGGCAGAGCAATATCTAAGAGATATGATGGCGAAGCATAAGAATAGACTCGTTTATGATGCATCTACTGGTGAAGTTCGTGACGACCGTAAGTTTATGACAATGCTAGAAGACTTCTGGCTTCCAAGAAGAGAAGGTAGTAGAGGAACCGAAATTACAAATCTTCCAGGTGGTCAAAATCTTGGTGAGATGGAAGATATTTTATATTTTCAAAAGAAAGTGTATCAAGCACTGAATGTTCCTGTATCAAGACTTGAAGCAGAGAATGGCTTCTCTCTTGGTAGGGCTTCTGAGATTACAAGAGATGAAGTGAAGTTTTCTAAGTTTATTAATCGTCTTCGTAATCGCTTCTCTATGCTATTCAACAAGGTTCTTGAAAAGCAGTTGATTTTGAAAGGTGTTATTGCACCAGAAGATTGGCCATCAATCAAGTCGTTTATTCGTTATGACTTCATGCATGATAATCATTTTGAAGAGTTGAAGCAGGCTGAGATTCTACAAAATCGTCTACAGATTGTTGCTGAGATTGATGAGTACACTGGCAAATATTACTCTGAAAAATGGGTTCGTACAAACGTTCTTCAGCAATCAGAAGACGAAATGAAAGAGATTGACGAACAGATTGAAGAAGAGGGTGAAAAGAACGGCGACGACTTTGAGGATGAAATGGATGATAATGAAGCGGACGAACAAGAACCTGAACAATCTTAATGATTATAAATATATGGAGTTGATATGATGGCAGAACATAGCGTAGTAGATTTGTTGAAACATGCACATGAAAACGAACCTAGTGATTTTAAAGATGCTTTTCAAAGCGTGATGCAAGATAAACTTGGTGCTGCAATTGATGCTAGAAGAGAAGTTATCGCACAGCAGATGATGAATGGAGCCGAAGAGGAAGACTTTGATTTAGATGTTGACCTCGACGATGAGCCAGAAATTGATAGCGCATAAGAATAAAAAAACAAATTATAAGGAAACCACAAATGCTATCCTTTAAAGATTTACAAGAAGTGCTACAGCCAAAAGCTGCTGGCGAGAAACGTTTTAAAGACAAACACGTTGCTGATACAATTGACTATCCGCTAAATGATGCTGAAATCAATAAGGGTACAAAGAAGTCTCCTGCAAAGAAGAAGCGTATTGCTGATAGTGAAGAGGGTAAAGACGCTGCTGTTTATGAAGAAAACGGTGATGAAATGACTCCTGCTCAAGAGAAGAAGCGGGAAGAAATCGTTATGGCTATGAAGAAGGACAAAGAGAAGCTACAGGCTCGCTATGGCGAAAGCTGGAAGGCTGTAATGTATGCTACTGCTACAAAGCAAGCAATGAGTGAATCTTTTGAACTTGATGAAGCTAAATATGAGCTTTATCACAAAGACTTTTCTTCTGCTATGCAACACGCATATCAAGTAGCAAAGAAACTTCACGGCATTACTATTGATCCAGAAGAGATTGATAATAAGGTTGCTACGGGCCCCCGCAAACCATCAGAGGGTAAGACAAACACTTATCGTCTAAAGGGTGACAAGGGTGCGGTTCAAATTCAAGTATATAACAAAGGTGGTTCAAAACCCTTTGAGTTGAATATGTATAAAGAAGAAATTGAACTTGATGAAGCACAAAAGATGTTTATGTTCAAGACAAAAGCAGAAGCTGAGAAGAAAGCAAAACAAATTAAAGGTGTAATGACTCAGTTGGGTCCAAAAAACTTTATGGTGGTCACGAAAGACCTAACGAAAGTTCCTTCAAAAGCTAAAATGAAGTTTGGTAAAGACAAAGATGTTACACCAAAGGGCTATGGTCCAGATGAAGAACTGGATGAAAGCGCAGCGGGTATTGCTCAACTCAAAAAAGCATATGAGCCAATGCGTGATAAGAAAATCAGTTTAGATAACGCTAAGAAGCTATCTGCTATTATGGATAAGTTTGCTGACGATAAAGCAATGCTTATGAAGCTAGTCAAAGCAGACATTCCTTTTGTGACTCAAAGCGCAGTTACAAAACTTATTACGAAGCACAATATGAAGGGTGCTGAGATTAATAAGATGATGAAGGAAGAAAAAACTTTAACAACTGATGCTCGCTATAAAACATTTAGAGAAAAATTGTTGAAGTTGGGCTATCAGAAAGCTGATATTGATGAAGCAAATTTGGCAAAAATGTCTGATGATGTACTTAAAAGTAGATTATCACAGATGGAAAAGTCGCTAAAAACCCGTGGAGATAGTCCTGCCATACAATTTGAGATTAAACGTCTTAAAAAAGAAATGAAGAAAAGAGGCATTCAAGAAGAAGTTGACCTTGATGAAGCGTTCAAGATTAACCCTGTCAACACTAAACTTAATGATGGCAGCATGGTAAAAATCTCAAAGGATGATGCTTCTGCTCTGAATGGTCTATACAATTCGCTGAACCCAGCAAACGCAAAGACGATGATTAAAAAAATGATGCAAGATAAAAAATCATATGGTGAAATCCTTGCATTCGCCAATCAAGCAATGTAAGGGAGAGAGCAATGGCAGCAATCAAAATTGTAGCAAACACAGTAGCAGTAACAACTGATCATGCTCAAATTACTGATAGTAGAATTCAAAGAATTTACAATAGTAACACAACCGTTGTTGCGAATGTAGAGTTTGGTGCAAACAGCACTGCGGTCACTAAGATGATTACTGTTGGTCCAGGCGCTGCTGTTATGGTAGATGTTGGCGCACTCAGAGATGGTGATGCTGGTGATCAAGAAATATACATCAGTCTAAACGCAGCCTGTAACCATGTTTACAGAACACCAGTTTCGAACGGTTAGGACAAGGCAATGAAATTAATTTGCGAAGTAAATGATGATGTTCAATACATCACAGAAGCAGCAGAAGATGGTAAAGCCAAAAACTATTACATTGAAGGCGTCTTCATGCAAGGCGACCTCAAGAATCGTAATGGGCGTGTATATCCATCAGAAGTAATTGCAAAAGAAGTTAAGCGATATAACAAAGAGTTTGTAGAGAAGAATAGAGCGTTTGGTGAACTTGGTCATCCAAATGGTCCTACAATCAATCTCGACCGTGTATCGCATATGATTACTAACTTGCAACAAGAGGGTTCGAACTTTGTGGGTAAAGCAAAGATTATGGACACTCCAATGGGTAAGGTAGTAAAGAATCTTATGGACGAGGGTGCTACACTTGGCGTTTCTTCTCGTGGTATGGGTTCAATAAAGCAGACGAAGCAAGGTATTATGGAAGTACAAAGAGACTTCATGCTTGCTACTGCTGGTGATATCGTCGCTGATCCATCTGCTCCAGATGCTTTTGTAAAAGGCATTATGGAAGGGTCAGAATGGTTTTATGATATTGCCTCCGGCAACTGGATGCGGGAACAAGTGGTTGAACAGGTGGTTGCAGAAACCAAGAAACTCTCTCCTCGCAAACTTGAGGAACAGAAGTTCAAGCTATTCGCAAAATTCTTAAATAATATTTCAAAATAAAAATTTTTATAAATAAAGAAAATAACTAATAAACTCTAAGGAGACAACACATGTCAGATCAAGAAGTTGATCAGTTAGACGAGTTCAAGGCATCTGGGGATGATTCCGAGGTAATGGAACCAACCGCAGTCGGTGCTAAGAAGCGTAAGGCTGACAAAGCAACTGCCAAAGGTGCCGCTGATTCGGTAGACGATGGCGCAACGAAAAAGGGCGGTGACATGCTCGGCGCTGCTGCTACCGCTAAAGCACCATCAAGAAAGGCTGATAAGTCCATGGGCGAAGCTGTAGAAGAAATCTTCGAGGGTGAAGACCTTTCTGAAGAGTTTAAAGAAAGAGCATCTGTTCTTTTTGAGACAGTTGTTCTTGAGAAAGTTAATGTCGAAGTCGCTCGTTTGGAAGAAGAGTTCTCTTTTAAGCTGGACGAACAGGCTGAACTAGCAACAGAAGACCTCACTAAGAAGGTTGACGCATATCTAGATTACGTTGCAGAACAGTGGATGGAAGAAAACAAACTTGCAGTTGAGAGTGGCATTCGCTCCGATATTGCTGAGTCCTTCATCGCTGGTCTCAAAGAACTTTTCTCAGAGCATCGTATTGATGTACCTGAAGAAGAAGTCGATCTGGTCGCTGAAATGGCAGAGAAGATCGAAGCGCTTGAAGCTAACCTCAATGAACAAATCGACACTAATATTGAGGTGACCAAACAGCTTGAAGAAGCTAAAAAGTCAGAAGTATTTGAAGGTCTTTGTGAAGGTCTTGCAGATACACAAGCTGAAAAGCTACGTTCCCTCACTGAAGGTTTAGAGTATGTAGACTTGGAAGATTTTACCCGCAAGGTAGAAATTATCAAGGAAAACTATTTCGGCAAATCAGAAATGACTGATGAAGTTGACGAACTTGACCCAGTAAATGAGGAAGCAGAAGGTACTAAGTACATTGATCCTCAGATGGCTCGTTACGCTGAATCAATCAGTAAGACTTTTAGAAATATTAATTAATATAAATAAGCACATAAATATTCTTAGTTTAAAGGAGAATCTTCTAAAATGTTAAATGAAGAAATTAACGCAAAGTGGCAGCCAATTCTGGAGCATCCAGAACTTGCCGCCATCACAGACCCTCATAAGAAGGCAGTTACCGCCCTTGTTCTTGAGAACACCGAAAAGGCTCTCAGAGAAGGTAGTGCTTGGTCCACAAACACGCTGCTTAACGAAACACCAGCAAACAACATTGGTGACGGCGCAACTAACGTTGACACTTATGATCCCGTTCTTATCTCTCTCGTTCGGCGCTCTATGCCAAACCTGATGGCTTATGATATTTGCGGCGTTCAGCCAATGACTGGTCCTTCTGGTCTCATCTTCGCTATGAAGGCTCGTTTCGCTAACACAACCAACCTTCTTGACACAACGCAAGAAGCGCTGTTCAACGAAGCTGATACCGACTTCTCTGGTACGGGTACACACGCTAATGCTCTCGGTGCTACATCCGAAACAACGGGTACCGGCGTAACTACAGCTAACATGGAAGCTAACACTGCTTACGAAGAAATGGGTTTCACAATCGATAAGGTCACTGTTACGGCCAAGTCTCGTGCGCTCAAAGCAGAGTATACCACTGAACTGGCACAAGACCTGAAGGCTATCCACGGTCTTGACGCTGAGACAGAGCTTGCTAACATTCTTTCGGCTGAAATCCTTTCAGAAATCAACCGTGAAGTTGTTCGTACAATCTTCCACACAGCTAAAGCTGGCGCACAGAGCGACACAGCATCCGCTGGTACTTTCGACCTAGACGTTGACTCTAACGGTCGTTGGAGCGTAGAGAAGTTCAAGGGTCTCATGTTCCAGATTGAGCGTGAAGCTAATGAGATTGCCAAGCAGACCCGTCGTGGTAAGGGCAATGTCCTGATCTGTTCTTCTGATGTTGCTTCTGCTCTTCAGATGGCAGGCGTTCTTGATTACGCTCCTGCTCTCGCTAACAGTCTCAACGTTGATGACACGGGCAACACGTTCGCTGGTGTTATGAACGGTCGCATGAAGGTCTATATCGACCCATATGCAGGCGCTAACTACATGATCGTCGGCTACAAGGGTTCTAGCGCATTCGATGCTGGTATCTTCTACTGCCCATACGTTCCATTGCAGATGGTTCGTGCTGTTGGTGAAGATAGCTTCCAGCCTAAGATCGGATTTAAGACTCGCTACGGCATGGTCGCAAATCCGTTCGCTACTTCGAGAGGCGATGGTACTATTGACAACACAAGCCCCGCTTCTGCTGATCAGAACGTCTACTATCGCAGAGTGACTGTTTCTAACATCATGTAAGATAAGAGTAGGGTTAACCTACCAAACGGCGAAAAGGGAGAGCTTCGGCTCTCCCTTTTTTTATTGTCTAAACGCTTTGTCGAGTGCTTTGTTTGCAACAGCAGCCAGCGAGTTTCGATGATTAATTGATACGCAGGCGCTGTTCATCAACTCACTGATATTAGCACTCTTACCAATCACGTCTAGTAGTTTGTGTAGGTCATCGTCACTATCGTAACCGTCAGTCTCGTAGTTGCTTTTACCACGAACTTCTGTACGATAGCCAGACTTGCTATCAACAATGGTTAGTACATACAAGTCTGTGTCACGAGTGAGTTTCAACTTGTATCCCATTATACCTTCCTACGCTTTCCCGAAAAGTTCAACATAATCCTTGGCAACCTCTGCACCCATCTCTTTTAGGATTTCTGTCTTCATCACCTTTGTGGCATTGAACGCTTTGATATCACCCGCAGCACGGAATTCATCAAGGTTCTTATTTACAGCAATCAACATTTCTTCGAGTGTCATGATTAGGTCTCCTTAGTTGAGGATTAGAGTAAGAATACAGGCAGCAACCATCGCATTTGGCAGAGCGAAAATCACTTGTTTGCGCTTTCCGCAAAGAAGTCGTTTTCATGTCTCTCTCTTTCTCTATCGTATAAATATAATATAAGCACTTTCTCACCAAATGTCAAGCACTTTTTTTAATTTTTTTAAAAAAATATGGAATAAATATGGCTCAAAACTTTCTCTCCCCTATAGGGTTTAGGTTCGCTCTACAGAGAGCGCCTAACATCGAATACTATGTGCAAGCAGCTACGATACCCTCACTCACTGCTGGGTTCGTCACTGTGGGCACGCCATTCTCTAATCTCTCATTCAGTGCAGATAAGATAGAGTATGGTGATTTTGCATTGACCTTTCGTGTAGATGAAGATATGAAGAACTATCTGGAAATACACAACTGGTTAATCGGAATCACATTCCCCGATAACTTCGATGAGCATAAAAATCTTGTTACTAGAAATCAAGGCGATAACTCTGGTATTTTCTCAGACGCTACGCTCACAGTTCTGAACTCTACAAAGAATGTCAATGTAGAGGTGACATTTGAAGACTTGCTGCCAACATCAATCTCTGATATCCAGTTAGACGTAAGAGCAACAGACATTAATTATTCTGAAGCCACTGCAAATTTCAGATATAAAAGGTTTACAGTCAAGACTGTTTGATATATAATACTTACTGAACTAAATGGAGTTTAATATGAAGATTGCTACTGATTTTATTTTGAATGGAAAAACAATTAAGGATAACGATACTTATATTCTAACTGATAATTCACACTTGAAAAGAAACGTTGTATCTAGTACGTTGCTTCATCCAAAACAAACAACTCGTGGGCATGAGCATGAGGGGCAAGAAGAGGTATACATCTTCATCCAAGGCAGTGGTTTTATGTACTTAGATGAATATGCTTTTCCTGTAAAAGCAGGTGATGTGGTTGCAGTTGATGATGGTGTGTTTCACAGAGTGACAAACTCCACAGACGAACCGTTGTATTTTATATGTGTATTTGAAGGAGATAGGAAAGATCGATGAGTTTACATTATGTGTTTGACGTTGATGGTACATTAACACCAAGCAGAAGTTTGATTGACCCTGAGTTTGAAAAATGGTTCTTTAACTTCTGTAACGAAAATAACGTCTATCTAGTCACCGGCTCAGATAGAGTTAAGACAATCGAACAGATTGGTATTCCTCTATATTTCGCTGCCAAGAGAGTATACAACTGCTCTGGTAATGAAGTATGGGAACGTGATAGGATTGTTCATCAGAACAAGATTTCAGCATCAATCGAACTTCTAAAGGCTCTTAGAGAGAAATGTTCTCAGAGCGAATATCCAATTAAAACAGGCAACCATATTGAGCATCGTATGGGGCTTATCAACTTCTCTACAGTTGGTAGGAACGCTACGATGAGCGAGAGATTAGATTATGCTAGATTCGACCTTGTGTCGAAAGAGCGTGATAAGATTGCTGAAGAATTGTCTGAGCAGTTCCCAGAATATCAATTTGAAGTTGCTGGTCAGATTGGTATAGATATTGTTGAGAAGGGCAATGATAAATCTCAGATACTAAAAGATTTTGACGCCTCTACCGACAAACTTGTATTCTTTGGCGACACTACATATAAGGGTGGTAATGATTACCCACTAGCAAAAGCGATTGAAGACAATCAGATGGGATATATACATCAAGTAAATGGTTGGCAACACACATTGGAGATTTTACAAAATGAGAATTGGGTTTACCTGTAGTACATTTGACCTGCTACATTCTGGTCATATTATGATGCTGAGAGAAGCAGCAAGCACTTGCGATTATCTTATCTGTGGTCTACAGGTTGATCCATCGAATGACAGAGCAGGCAAGAACAAACCACTACAGAGCATTGTAGAAAGATATACACAACTATCCGCAGTGCAATATGTTGATGAGATAATTCCATACGAATGGGAACATGACCTAGAAGATATTCTTCAGTCATATCCTATCAATGTTCGTATCTTGGGAGAAGAGTATAGAGACAAATCATTTACTGGCAAAACGTTCTGTGAAACCAATGGTATTGAGCTATACTACAATAAACGCAAGCATAGGTTTTCATCATCAGAACTCAGAGATCGAATTGACAGTAAAGAATATCTAACGGAAGGCTAGATTATGAACATTGATGATATTCATATAGAGTGGGAAAAAGACACTGATATGGACCCAGCGAATCTGACAAACGAAGCAAGAAAGATTCCAAAGCTACATGCCAAGTACTACAGGTACTATACATTTGAGCATAGTGTGAAGCGTAAACTAGAAGCAGATTTGAAGCGTCTTAATGTTCTCAGAACAGAATGGTATGATGGTTCAATGGCAGAAGAAGACCTGAAAGAACTGGGTTGGGAACCAAATCTCAAACGTATTCCTAAGGGCTATGCTAAAGATGCTTTGAACGGCGACTCTCTTATTATCAAAATGAAGCTAAAGATTGGTGATGCTGCCGAGAAAGTTGACCTGTTAGAGAACATAATCAAGAGTATAAATAATCGTGGATTTCTCGTCAAGTCTATGATTGATTTTGAACGGTTCCGAACAGGTGCTATGTAGTGTGGCAAATATGGAAGTATGCTATAGGGTCATTCAGTGACGATAAGACTGAGCCTTATGACAATCGGGTTGCTCTGATAAGAACATTCTGGATTGTAACTCACCTTACCACCTGTTTCTTTATTATAATAGGTAATGGTAGGGTCTTAGGATTTTGGTAGATACAGTCAGAATAGAAAAAGTAAACGAGGTCTTTCTTCGTATTGATGCTGAAGCATCTATCATCATGGAACTCAGTGATTATTTCACGTTTGATGTGCCGGGTGCTAAGTTTAGCCCTCAATACAAAGCGAAGTTTTGGGACGGCAAGATACGTCTACTCAATAACATGACTCGTTTACTTTATACTGGCT